CGGATGTACCGTGCAAGATTATGTTTTTGATACACTTGATCCTTCAGGGCAAAATGATATTTATTGTGGTGTTAATACGGATTTTCATGAAGTCGTTTGGTTTTATCCTGACACGACTTCCTTCAGTAATTTAATTAATAAATATGTTATTTATAATTATGTAGACCAGGTATGGTCCGTAGGAACTATGGACAGAACTACTTGGTTTGATAGAGGAGTGTATGCTTATCCTTATGCTACTCAATACTTACCAAATAGCACAACAAATGTGACACCTACTATTACAGGAGATCTCTCCAATGGGGTTTCAGCTATTTTTTCTCAAGAAAATGGGTATAATGGAAATGGTTCGGCTATTTCAGCTACCATTACATCGGGTGATTTTGATATCAGCGATGAACAAGCGGGAGTTGTTATGGCTGTAAGAAAATTTATTCCCGATTTTAAAAATCAAACGGGGAATGTTAATGTGATTATGCAATTTAGAAACTATCCTCAAGGAGCCGCATCAAGTGCCAGTTCTAATTCTCTTGTGGAAACCACAACAACTCATATAGATTTACGCGGAAGAGGACGCACAGCCAATGTTAAATTCTCTAGTGATACTACTGATACAAATTGGCGATTTGGAACTTTTCGATTAGATCTTCAACCTGATGGAAGGCGTTAAATGGCTAGAATTAATATAACAAGATTTCCTAATGCGACAACCGAATATGATCCTCAACAATTCGATGCTCTGGTTCGACTACTCGAGCAAATAGTAAAACTTTTAAATACAACATACCAATATGATTTAGCAGCTGATTCCGAAGCGCAATCATGGTTTATGGAGTCTTAAATGGCTAATTCCTATGTTAATTCTGGTGTAGATCTTACTACAGCAAGTCCAACGGCAGTTTATACGTGCCCTAGTGATACAACAGCTATTATTAAATCACTTCATTTATGTAATGATACTGGGTCTGATGCTACTGTTGATATCCAATGGACAGATTCAAGTAATTCGGATGCAGTTATTATGTGGTCTAGTGATTTAGCTGTTTCATCACATAAACAAATAGAAGCTTTAGCATCCGGAACGGCTGAAATAGATGGGCAATCTACCTTGGTTTTAGAAGAAAGTGATGTATTAACTATCACGGCTAATGCTTCCAACCGTGTACACGTAACCGCAGCTGTACTACAAGTAGATAATTTTAAACGCTTTAGAGAAGCAGGAACCACTGCATAAAGACTTGAAATAGGAGTAAAAATATGGCAATTAAAGAAGAAGCTAAAATCATTGGATATAGGGACATGGATGGTCAACAAGTTCCCATCATTCGATGCGCTACGGAAACTAAAATCTATCATGCGGACTCAGGAAAGGAGTATGATAGCGAGGAAGCTGCAAAAGCAGACGTAGACGATCCTGCAACATCAACCACTGCTGAACATATTAAAAGAGATGTGAAAGTAACGGTTGCGAAACTCCATATGGAAGGAGCAACAAAAAATTAACATGGATCGTACATGCAACAAATACAGGGAATAGAAACATTACAACACGTTGCCTCTAGTTTAGGAGGCCTTGGTCGTTACGGGGATACCTATATGGTTCACGCTGCCGAAGGGGAGACGGTGATTCCATTGGAAGTCCTGGACCGCGACCCATTACTTAAAGAGAGATTATTTGATTCCATGCGTGCACTGGGCATTGACCCAGAACGCTATATCGTTGGGAATGAACTAAACTCTCGAAACCCTCTTACAGGTCAACCCGAATTCTTTTTTAAATCCATCAAGAAACTTTTAAAAAGCCCCGTTGCTCAAGTTCTAGCAGGGATGTTCTTGCCTGGCGGACCTTTGATTCCCATGGGAATGGAAGCGATTGCAGGAGGAGAAATGAAAGATATCTTCCATGCAGGTGTTCGAGGAAGTGGTGGAAGACTGGGAGCTGACTTTTTCAGTATGGATAGCCCATTTAGAGGCTCAGGATCTACCGATTGGTGGGCAGGACTTAAAGATAAAATGTGGAAATCTCCTGTTGAAGGTAAATCGTGGGATATATCTCAACAGTTAAATGCATTGAAAGAAGGAGAATTATTAGCTGCAGCTCAAGGAGAGACACAAGGCAGTGCAGCATGGAAATTAATTGTTGAAGGTCATATGAATAATGCACAAGCAGCATTTTTAAAAGCAAATCCAGCTATAAAAGGTGGTTTCCTTAATCAGATGGGTGAAAAAATAATGGCAGATCCGTTGCAGTCCCTTTTTGTGGCTGGCATGGGATACGGACAATATGATGAAGCCAAGCGCTTCAATGAGGCATTAAAACAACAACAACAAGAAGACGAGGAACATGATTACATTCCAAACTATGATGTGATTGATGATATATTAAATACCACTACACCGATTACTTATCCTAATCCAGTTGTCCCAGTTGCTAAAGGAGGAATCATGAATTCTTTGGCAACCGGAGGTTTCCCTCGCCAAACAGGACAGATTAGTGGTCCTGGCACGGGAACCAGTGATGACATACCAGCGATGCTCAGTGACGGTGAATTCGTCATGACGGCTGATGCGGTACGAGGAGCAGGCAATGGAAGTAGATCTGCAGGTACTAAAAAAATGTATGATATGATGAGACGTTTTGAAGGAGGAAGAGCCTAATGGTTGATTACATTCAAACACAAAGGTACGCTCCCTATCAAGAACAAAGGATGCAAGAGCTTTATAATACCTTATTTGGTATTAAACAGGTTGGTCAGGAGGGCGATGCTGATTACGTTGCAGGGACAACAGGGTTATTAGATGTAGCCCGTCCGGTTCCAGCACAGCAGCTCGCGGCTCAAACTCAGGAACAATTAGATGCCTTTCAAATGGCACAACAAAACCTTGGAGCTTATCAACCAGGCTTTACAGCTGCCGGTCAGGCATATACCACAGGACTAGGGGCTTTAGGAACAGGAGCAGCCGCTCTTGGCGCTGGAGCTGCAGCTTTGGGAGCAGGACAAGCACAATACACACCAACAGCATCATTAATTAAACAATTTGAAGATCCTTACAGCGATCTAGTCACAGCTGAAGCTTTAGCTGAAATAGACCGTCAAGGAGCTCTTTCCACGCAAGCATTATCCGCTCAAGCTCAACAAGCAGGAGCATTTGGAGGATCCCGGTTCGGGATTCAACAGGCGGAGTTGGGACGAAACTTACAAGACATTAAATCACGACGAATTTATGAAGATCAATCACGAAACTATCAACAAGCCCTTGCAGCGTCCATGGCGGCTCAAGAAGCAGCATCAAAACGAGCTATCGGAGCGGGTCAAGCCTTTACTCAACAAGGAGCAGCCTATACCGGCATGGGGCAACAGTACGGGGGACTAGGACAATATTTTGCCAATCTTGGACAAGGATATCAAGGAGCCGGTCAAGCGGACATTGCTTCTTTGCTCGGCATTGGACAACAACGACAAGCATTCGGACAGACTGCACTCGATGTTGGCCGTGCCAATATGCTCGCACAACAAGCAGAGCCATATCAACGAGTGGAATTCGGTGCTAATATTTTACAGGGAATGCCAGCTGGACCTCTCAAAGGAGCACAGGCTATGGGACCACTTTACATGCAAAGTCCTTTTGCCTCAGCCATTGGCGGAGGTTTACTTGGACTAAGGGGCTATCAAGGAATGACAGGACAAGTACCAGGATATGGTATTGGAAATTTGAGTTTAGCGTAAATGGCTACTAATAAAGAACTACTGGACCAAATGTATGGTAATACTACGGAGGAAGCTGATACTTCAGGCATCAGCGGACTTGATTTTGGTTTTTTAGGAAAAGACACAACCGCTGCGCAACGTCTGGAACGATACAACCGGATAGCACAGGGACTGTATCCCGTTCTCGATAAGGAGCAGTATCAGGCGCAAGCCAAACAAATATATCCGGAACAAAATTACGGTCGCGAGAAATTTTTCGCCGACATCATGCTTGGCCTAGGATTGATATCCGGCCGAACAGAAGGCGGAAGATGGGCGCCGATTGTGGCAAAGGAACTGGGAGAATATCTTGAAACCACGGCTCCGTTCGCCGACGCGGAGAGACAGCGACAGGCACAAGT